TTTAGCCGGTCCATAGCCGCACCGCCATAGAGGCCAACCACGTTCAACTCCTCACGAATTTTGCGAAGCTCGTGTTCGACGGGACCATAGACCTCATAGGCAATCGCCCGGATTGCTGCATCCTTGATCATTTCCTCGGCGCCGCTTGGTCCAGTTTGCCGAAAGCCCAATGTCGCCGAAACTTCGTATTCGAAGTCATGCGGATGACTGTCTGGCGTGGGTGCCTCTTGCTCCCGTAGGTCCAGCACCATCGGTGGCAACATCGGGGCAACGGCAGGTCCGATTTGTTTCACCCGAAGGGCTTCAATCAGTGGCAACTTCATGTCTCTTCCTCATGCTTGCGCCGCGCTTCCAGTGCCCGAATGCGCTCCTGCAAATCCTCGCGGCTCATGGCACGCAGGGCTTCGGGGGATGTGTCTTCTACCGCGTCCGGATCGTCGGACTTGTTCCGGTCTTCAAAATGCTCGTGGAGATTGACGCTGTTCTTTCCCCACATGTCGGGGAAGCGGCGTTGAAGGATCAGCGATAGTGTGGATGGGGGAATGCCCACGCCTTGCAGGTTTTCGCGGGCGGTCTTCGCCCAGTATGCGCGGCAGAGCCAGTGCGCCTCATGCATGGCCTGTTCGAACTCGGGGAAGGCGTTGGCCCAGTGGTAGAGCGTCGACAACGTGACGCCCAATTCAGCAACCCATTCCTCGGGGAACTTGCCCTCTTGCCCCAGCTGACGGACGGTCCAGCAGTGCTCGGGGTCGTACTTGTTCGCCGGCCCGTACTTGCGTTCGGGCTGTTCCGCGGGAACCAGAGCTGTGAACCTTGATCGCGCCATAGGCCCTCCACTTCCAAATTAGGCCAGCATCGAGAGGCCGAGAGCGGAGATTTTCCACCCCGAGACCGATGGGTCTTCCTCAATCCACTCACGCGCCTTGAAGGCTTCCAGCACCGCCGTTGCGGCCTTGTCCGATGAGGTTGCGAGCATGTCGCGAACGATCCGCGTGATGGAACGCCCGTGGCGAGCTTCGCAGATCGCGCCAAGGATGCGCCAATCCCCTGCGGTGATCTCTCCTTTCATGACGGCGCGCGGTGCATATCCGCGCCCGGTACGTGTGGCGATGTATTGGGTTTCAGCGTCGATATCGCGCCGATATTGGGTCGCGATGATGAACCCGGTATCCTGCAACAGCAGCACGGTATCGGCGAGGCGGCACACTTCAGGATTCGAGCGCCGATCAGTGCTCAGGCTGCCCTGGTGATAGACGCAGAAGTCGCCGTAGATCGCACCTCGCGCCCATCGGATGAATTCAGCTGTGTTTTCGGCTTCGTGCCGTAGCTTGGTTTCCTGCTTCATGCCTGCCCCTGCCCATCGTTACTTGAGAAACGCCGGCGGGTTGTTCCCGTAGCGCTCGAAGAATTCGACCTGTTTTCGGCCGGTTGAAATCATCGCGGCTTCGATATGCGCGCGCTCGGAGATGTCGCCAGGAAGCGGCTTCTTGGCGCGCTTCGGATTGTGCCGGCTGATCCACCACGAGAACGCCGCCTCGATTGCCCAATCTGGCAAGCCTGAAAGCTCCATCGTCCAGTCGCGCCCGATCTGCTCGGCGACAGGCTCGGCCATCTCGGCAACGAAATAGTGGCCGGCGAGGAACTTCACGGCGCGCTGGGCGATCCAGCGTTGATCCGCCTTGGTGTCGAACTGGTCGATCAAGCGTTTTGCGTGCTCAGCTTCTTCATGGCTCTTCGGATACTGCCCGCGCAAAACCGGCGATGAGGCCCTGATGCGCTCGGCTTGCGGCGCTTGGATGACGGTCGGTTCCGCCTTGGCGATTGCGTTCATTCTGCCCTCCTTCGATAGGGGTGAGCGCCGGTCGGCTCTTCTGGCCAGCAAAGCGCTGCATGGGTTGGGTGAAATAGGTGAAGGTCGACGGTGGCCCGTCCTGCTTTCGGGCCATCACATCGCGGATGACCTCGATAATTTCCGGAAGCTCAAGCCCGAGATCCTGCTTCCAGCTTCGGAATTCCTGCATGTCGATGAGGCGGCCGATGCACTGCCCGTTCGGGCCGATCAGGCCGCTGATAGGGTCAGCACCAATGGCTTCCAGAACGACCTCGCGTTCTGTGCGATCTTCGTCGTGATTTTGCTCGCGCGCGCACGCGCTACCATCACCACTACCTATACTCTTCTCTTCTCTTCTCTTCTCTGCTTGGGTTTTGGTTGAAGCGGTTGCTTCGCCCAAGTCTTTGTTTTTGCTTGATGTGGCCCTAATTTCCGCCGATTTTTTACCGCCTTTTTTCCCGTTTTCCCGTGCGGTTTCCCTCAGGTTTTCCTTCGTTTTCGCTTGGGTTTTCGCTCGTTTTTGCGTGATTTGATCGCCCTCGACGATCAGCTTCCCGCGCTCTTCGAGGCTCTGAATTGCCTTTCGGACGGCCGCTGCGCCCATGTCGGCAATCCATCCGGCAATCCACCGCGGGTCATTGTTGACGCTGCCGCCGTGCAAATAGATCAGGTCCAGCACCACCGAGTAGACGGCATGCTCTTTCGCACTCATCCCCTGCACGCCACCGAGGTAGGCTTGCGGGTCTCTTTGATACCAATCGCTTCCGTGTCTCATGCCGCGCTCCGATCTGTGATGATCGGCAGGGGGTGAACCCCGCGCTGCATTTGATCCCAGCGGCGCTCGATGATGGAGAGGGCATCCACCCAGGTTGGGCGTGTCAGGAAGGCGTTGACGCTACCGCACACGTCCTCAGGCGTCATGCCGCGACATACGCACCATGCAATGTGCTCTCGCGCTGCCATTCTCCCGGTAATCATGCTGCCACCCCCTTGCCAAGAAGGGTGGAAAGCTCAGTCAGACGACGCGGGCGGTGCTGGAGCGATTTCCCCTTGGAGAGTGCCGCGCGGAGATCGGCGCAGAGCACGTCGACAGGGCGCCCATATCGCGCCAAAAGCGCCGTCAGGTCGTCACGATGCTCCTTACGGCTCCAATAGAACGGCTGGTCATCGGGGGCGGCAATGCCGGCAGCTGCCAAGACTGCGTCCACATCCGCTTGCGTGATCGCCGGAAAGGTGCCGACTGTCTGGGGTTTTGGCTGCACCGTACCCCTTGCCTCGACGGGCTGCGGTGCTGGCTTTGATGTCTGGACAGTTGAGAAAGGTTTTTCCGGTTCTGGCTTGGGGTCCGGCACCGTAACAACGGGCGATTTGTCCGGTCCTGCGTCAGCTTTTTCATCCTCTGGACGCTTGGAGGGCACTGACCGAAGGGTGATCCAATACCGCGTAGGGTTTCCGCGCCCCGCGCCAGCGGCCCGAATGCGCAACTCGCCGAGGTCGATAAGGGCCTGAATGACCTCTTCCACGCGGGTTTTGGACAGGCCACAGAGCATGGCCATATCGCGCAGGGACAATTCCACTTCTCCGTTGCGGTCGGCGTGCTCCGCAAGGGCCAGTAGAACCAGCTTGTGGGAGCCGCGCGCGCGCGATCTGGACCAGACAAAGGACAGGTAGGTAGAGCTCATGAATGGTCCTCCAGGTTGATGGGTTCGTGGTGCAAGTCTGCATGTCTGCGCGCCTCGCCCTCAGGCGGCAGAACGGTGACCGGGCAATCGAGGGTGTGGTCGTAGATGACGAAGAACGGCGCGCCATCGACGGTGAACCGCCAGAGGCGGCGCCCGCTGCGGTTTACCCGCGCAACGAAGGTGATCAGCGACGTGTCGTTTTCGTGAATGGCTTGGATCAGCCCGAACCAAAGCGCTCGCGGCTCGATGTGCTCGCCGATCCGCTCGGCTACGCGCTGGGCGAAGTGGATATAGCAACCCTTTGTGCAGGGGGGGGTCATAGCAATTCCCCCTGGGCTTGGTCAGCGCCCTCTCGAAAGAGGCGCCGCAAGACGGTCTCGCCCTGCCAGTCTCGATCCCAGACCAGCCACCCGTTGCGCTGGGGCGGGGAGCCACCACCGCGAAAGTCGATCTTCCAACAGCAAACATAGGCGCGAGACACAGGGAACCGGGCGTGTAGCTCGTCCATCCCGTTAATTCTGGCCGCGATCCAATCCCAATTCAGGAGGAAAGCAGCATACCGAACGCCCAGCCCCTCGACATGCTTCAGCCAGCGCCCATGCCCATCCCGCGCGCTGATCTCGCAATAGGGTGGGTTGGTGATGATGATGTCGGCCAGGGGCGTTTCGAAGTCGTAGAAGGAGCGCAGATCAACCCCGGGCCAACCGCGGTCGACGACATCACTGCCCCGCACGTCGAAGCCATGGCGCTCAAGCTCCTGTGCCATATGCCCCCCCCCAACGGCAGGTTCCCAGATCGGGCCGCCGATTTCGCGCAGCCGGTCTCCTTCAGCCGCGAGGAAGGCTGCGGTCGCATCCGGCGGCGTCGGATCATAGTCGAGCTTGTCCCGTGGGGCGTCCGGCTTGCGCTGATCGGGCAGGTCGCCAATGAGCATCTGCGCAGGGTGAACGCGGCGCTTTGGCTTCGTGGCTCGAAACAGCGATTTTGCGGACGGAGCGCTCATACCTCGTGAACCTCCACGCCCTGGGCGGCCGCGACGGCGCGGCGCACCTCATAGTCTCGTGTCGGCTTGCCCTTGGCGTCTTCGTAGATCGTCAGGCCAGCGGTTGCCTCGTTGCGCAGGTCCACATAGGCAAAGTCGACCGTGATCCGCATCTTGCGCCCGGTTCGGGTCAGGAGCGGCCCATCCCGACCCTGAAGCTCCACAACCACTTGGCGGCGCAAGTCGGTGATCTGGCCCGCACGCTCAAGGTTGCGAAGCTCCAGCCACCGATTGGCCTCGCGCTTGGAATCGAACTTGATCCCATCGACAGTGATCCGCTGGGCGCCGAACTTGTTGTTCGTCCTGCCCTCAGCCTGATCGCGATATTGCTTTGCCGACATGCGCATGGGTCACATCCCCAGCGCTTCTTTGTACATTTCGAGGACGGCCTCTTCCTCGGCAATGTCGTCCTTGTCGCGCTTTCGCAGAGCGATGACCTTCCGCATCACCTTGGTGTCGTAACCGCGCGCCTTGGCCTCAGCCATCACCTCTTTCTGCTGGTCGGCGATGTCCTTTTTCTCGGCCTCCAGGCGCTCGAACCGCTCGATGAAGCTGCGCAGCTCCCCAGCGGTTACACGGTAGCTCGCATCATTGTGCTCGCGAAAATCTGGATCTTCCTTCATGGGCGCGCGGCCCTTGCGCGCCTTCTCCTCCATCTTGGATCGCGCTTCAGCTGCGCCGGCTTCGAAGGCTGGGAGCGCGCGAAGACCCTCGACAATCGCCTTCAGCAAAATGGGCGCGGCCTCTTCGCCGGCAATGTCGGTAATTTCCTGCCGGATATTCAGCGCCATCCGCAGATCTTCGCGGCTGCGCACTTGGCGCTTCCCGACATGGTCTGCTTTGGACACGATTGCTAACGCCTCCATGCGCTCGACGATCCTGGCGGCCGCGTTGTATCCGATCCCCAGCTTTCGCTGGATGAAACTCGTTGAGCAGACGTTTTCCGCCCAGACAAATTCGACGGCGAGACGGAATTGCTCCTCCATCTCAGCGGTGATGCCTTGTTCCGGCCTTCCATCCGCCTCGCCTTGGAAATCGTTCCCACCAAAGCGAATGCTGGCGTTCTCGCCAAACGGGATATGGCCGGGATCGGCCTTCTCGATCGGGCTGGTGATTTCCTTAATCAGGGCAGTCTGGTTGATGCTGCGCTTGATCTCATCCCAGCGAGGGACGAGAGCGGCCCAGTAGGCGTTGACCTCCGCCATGCGCGGCAGATCAGGCCGCAGGCTGGGGACCATACCGAGCAACCGCTCGCAGCGTGCAAAATCATCGGCGTCATGGGGATACGCCCCGTCCTGCTCACCGTGACCGGTGAGGTGCGCTACGATCGACTTTGCGCTTGCGCCTGTCTGGCTCGATGCGAGCCAAGCGGTCAGGCCCTCTGGGGTATTCTCGTGGTCAAGCATTGCAGCCTCCTCAATGGGTGACGAAGGCCACGGGCACCGGCGAAGACCAGCACACCGCGCAGTTTCCGCAATGCGTGCCTTTCCTTTCGCCGGACATGCCGTCGCGCTGCTCAGGGCAGACAACGGCATCGCCAATGGTCTTCTGTTGGGTTGGGAAATCGACGGTGAACGAGCCCCAAGGGCCGGTCATGTCGCTGTGCCGGATCCAGAACCGGCGCGGGTGAAGGTTTCGGATCGCCGCAATGTAATCGCCAATCTCTCCGCCTTGCTTGTGCGCAGTGAAGCCGAAAACATGCAGTCCGCCGAAGCGTTCCAAAAGGCGCGCCCACAGGTCGACATATTCAACAGACCAGAAGTCGCCGAGCACATGCAGCCGAACGAGCACCCGATCGTGCTGAGCGCAAAGGTCAGCGATCTCTTGTTCAACCCGCGCCATCAGCTCGGGCCCGTGACGCCAGCGCCGTGAATGCGGCATGCTGTTTCCGTAGCAGCTCAGCCAATGACGGCAGCTGGTCGGGCAGGTCGCACGCTCCTCCAAGGTCAACGTGTAAATCCGCGCGCCCTTCAGCCAGCCAACGAGAACGTCACCGCCAATCTTGGCCTGGTTGCAGCCATCTTTGAGAAGAGCTTCTGCACCATCAGGCTTGAACACCCGCCCCGGAAAAATGGTGCCGTCAGAGCCTTCTGGGGCGAGCACCGCCGGATCACCCATCGGCACGGGGACGGTCTTGAACCGTCGACGATCCCTGACCGCCGCGACCTTCTTGGAAGCCGCTTTATCCTTCCGATCCGCAGCGCGATCGGTTCCGGTGTTGCGGCGGCGCTTTCGAGGTAGGGTGATGCCGAGCTGCTTGCAGTCGAAGTGAATTGTGGAAATAGCCGCGCCCAGAGCATCGGCGATCTCGGGCCCGTTCTTTCCTTCAGCGGCCAAGGCCGTGACCTTCTCACGGCGAGCGGCGGTTGCAATCGCCCGTGGAGAATCGGCGCCGGGGCCAGGTTTCCCGGCGGGGGCTTTAAGCCCTAGCGCTTTGAGGTGATCAACAACTGTGCGTTTGTTGATGCCAGTGAGATCGGCAATGTCTGTTGCTGACCGCTTTCCGTCGAAGGCGTCTGCCACCTGTTTCCGGCGCTCTTCGACAAGCGGGTCGTGCTTTGATCTCGCTGGTGCCACGATGCCCTGTGCCGGAGAGCGAGACGCACGCGCAATGCTCATGCCTAGCTTCTTGGCGTCCTGGTAGACCGTTGACGCAGGGACGCCGACGAGGCTCGCGATCTCCGGCCCCGTTTTCCCGCTTTGGATCAAGTCTGCAATCTTGGCGCGTCGGGCCGCCACCTTGGGGTCCGGTGCCGGACCGCGCCGCTTACCCCAAATGCCTGCTGTACTGCCCTTGGCACGCTGGCGCGCAGCTTCCTTGTCGACAAACTCCAGTTTGTTCGTCGCTCCGTTCCACCGCATTTCCTCGCTATGCGATGTCACGCCTTGCGGGATCACTGTGACTCGTCCATCTGCGACAGCTTCGTCGATCAAGCGACGTGTCTCTGGGGAGATATCACCCATCAGCGCCCCCGATCTTTGTCGGAGGTCTTTGAAAACAGCGCCTTCGCGAGCCCTTGCTCCAATCGCTTCCGAATATCAGCAGTGGCGTTGGACTTCGGCGCTTTGCAGGGACACGGTTGTAGCGCTACGCGCAGGCTGTGAACCTCTTCTAGAGGGAGCCGGACGACGAGAAAATCGCCTTCACGGGTGATTGATCCTGCCATGTGTCACCCCCTCTTGATCCGCTCGAAATACTTTTCCGAGAGCCGCGCGGCGGTGACGGCGCGCTCAACATACTGCCGAGCACGGGGAATTGACGGGCATGCTGTTGCTGCCCGACGCAAGCGTGTCGCTCGACGGTGATGGAACCGCCCCACTATGCGCCACCAGACCTTCATCTCAGGCCTCAGGGTCGAAGATGTCGAAAAGGCTCTCCGCCCCAGCCATCGCCAAGACCCGCATTACGTAGCGAAAATGCGGGCTGTTATCGCAGCGCAGCCAGTTGCGCACGGTCTTGGGGTGGATCGGCCGGCGTTCGGTCGTCAGAACTTCCGCAACCAGCTCCGCCAGCTCGTTTTCAGAGCGGGCTTCGGGAAACGCCTTCCACAGAAGATCGGCAAACCACCGGCGCTCGGCTTCTTCAGGCGTCAGGCCGTTTCGAAAAGACTTTTCAATAGGTCGTGGGCCATCCTCGCAGAGGCCAAATACAAAAGAAGAACTGCTCATGCCGCATCCTCAGCGCTTTCTGAAATTTCCTCGCGAAGAGCGAACATGTCCTCATGGCTGATCGTCCGACCTGCATCCTTGGCGGCCTGGATGATCCGCTTGTCGTATCGGACGGGGATCGAGCCGCGGAGAAACCAGTTTCGAACGGTGGTTTCACCCTCACCGATCGAGCGAGCCAGTGCAGCCATGCTGCCCCAGATGGAGATGAAGCTATCGCGTGTCATACGACACTTTTTGTATCGCACAACCAAAATGTCAACACCTATTGTGTCGCGCAGTGCGATACACATCGCGTCATGGAAGCTCACGAGAGATTAAAATTGGCGCGTGAACGCGCGGGATTTGAGACGGCTGCCGACGCTGCAAGGCGCTTCGGGTGGTCGGAATCCACCTATCGAGCGGCAGAGAACGGCGCTCGGCCTCCGTCGAAAAAGAAGGTTGTGGACTACGCGCGGGCTTTTCGCGTGTCGCCTGAATGGATTCTGTTTGGGACTGGCGGGCCAGAGAAGAAAAGCGTGCCGCTTGTCGGGTATGTTGGAGCTGGCGCCGAGGTGATTTGCGCAGATGATGGTTATGGTGCCCTTGATGAGGTCGATCCTCCGCCAGGGGTGGGCCCCGAGGCGGTAGCAGTTGTGGTGCGCGGCGACAGCATGTGGCCGCGCTATTCTGATGGTGATGTCATCATTTACGACAGCCACGCCGCCTTAGAGAAAGTCAATGGCAGCGAATGCATTGTCGCTCTGACCGATGGTCGGCGGTATGTGAAGAACATCCGCCGGAATTCGGATGGAACCCACGATCTTGAGAGCTGGAACGCTCCGCCGATCCGGAATGTCGACATCGAATGGGTTGCGGAGATTGTCTGGGTGAAGCGAGCATGACAACACTTCGATCTGCAATCTGGTTTGTGGCAGCCGTTGTGTGTGGCGGTGCGTCGGCTGCGCTGGCCGCCTACCTGATCTTGCTCGGCAGCGAGCCCAGCGCCGTGCTGCATTCAATGCGCCCCCTCGACCTTCCGACCCTACTTGGCTCGACAGCTGGCGGCGCGCTCGCGCTGTTACGCATCTTCCGGCAAAAGTAATCCCAAGACGTTCCCTGACATAGCGCACTGTCGCGTCCCGATTCGTATCGCGCTACCCTCGTGCGACACATTTTGTATTGACGTGACACATTGCGATACATTATGTGTCGAGAGACGCCGCCGAAGACGCACCTGCTGATCGCGGCTCATTGAAGAGGAGCGCAGACGTGATGAGCCAAGCACACCGAGACCTTGTCGACCCTGATGATTTTTGCCGCGCCTGCCGTGGCAAGGGTGGAGATTATGAGGACACTGGGCGCGGAACGCGCATCTTTGAGCCCTGCTACCTCTGCCGTGGCACTGGCCACCGCACTGTTCGCGTCGACGCGCCGAAGGTGGCGTCATGAACAAGGTTACCTCCCAAGCGGCCCTGCCTGTGGCCGCAAACTCGACCGGCGGGCAGGCTTCTGCTCGGGCCACAAGTCCCGCCGGTCACTTTTCTCATTCAGAGATCCCCGCGCAAGGCGGCGGAGGCTTGACCGGAGACGGCAAGCAAACTGGCTGGGCTGCCCTGCATAGCGTCCGGTCGGTCTTGGCGAAGGTTCATCACAAAATCTTCGCGTGGTGGGCAGGCACTACCAGCGCCGAAAGCGTAGAGGTCGGTTTGTTCCGGCCCCAGCTGGTGGAAGGCCAGCACCCAGTTTCGGATGCCGTCGACCCTCACGGAACGGCACGCGCAGACGGCGGGGCGCATCCCCACAGCCTCGCCGTCGCGCACATCGAGGACGATGGGTTTGTCACCGTGCATCCGCCCATGGGCCAACCTCGCAACCATGCCGAGGAAATCGCCAACGCCCTTGCTTACGCTGAGCGCCGCAAGCGCGTGGAAGAGGAAGCCCGTATCAACTTTGAGCTGGAGTGCGGATGATGCGCCAGAACCATGGAGCCTGGGCCTATCCTCCCCGCCCCCAAAAGAGCGCCGGTCGCATCTCGCTGGTCCTGACCGTCATCGCCGCAATCGTTGTCGGCTTGGCGTTCGGTCACATCGCAACGAAGGCGATGGCCAACCTTGCATATCACAATGTCCACTACTCGTGCGGAGCGTGCTGATGTTCGTTCTGACTTGCAGCAAATCCGGACGCTGGTGGCGGCACAAGACCGAAGGTCTGGCGCGCCGTGCCGCGATGCACCTCGGTCTCACCGACTATGAAATAAGCGAGGTGCGTCATGGGTAAGCCGATCACCGAGCGCGCAATCCATGTCTACACCTGCCTGTCCGATCCAACGCGCAAATGCGTGGCGCTGATCGACGGGTGGCCGATGATTTTCAAGGGCGACACCCCAATGCATGCCAAGCGCGTGGCTGACGACTGGCGCCGTGATGCGATCCGCAACGACAAGGCGCTCAGTAAGGCGAAGAAGGCCCAGCTGCTCGGCGAGGATGGGCAATGATCCGCCAGCCCTCGACCCTCTCGCAGCTCTACGCATGGCACCGGGCGGCCGTGGCTGGGGAAAACCCGCCTCGGCACGACGGCGATCCGCAATGCGGATGGTACAAGCGGCGCCTGATCAAGGGCGGGCCATGGGTGCCCGTGCGCATCTACATCGACCGCGAGATTGATCCGGTCACGGGCGAGCTCACATGCGACGAGCGCCTGCGGATCGAAGTTGAAGGCCTCGATGGCGGCGATCCGATTGAGCATTGGACATATCTGACGCCGATCTCGCGGGACGAATTCAACCACTTGGTCGACTACCGCCTGCGTGACAGCCGCATGCTGGACGCGCGCCGGAGGCTCGATCTTTCCGAAACCCCAACAGCCCCACAAGGAGTTTTCTAATGCCCGATGGCGCATTGGCCGGTGCAGGCCATAATAATCCCCCGCCCTATGACCCTGACGTGTTGGCGCAATTCGAGGCCACGGCTTCCGACTTCTTGCGCGTCACGCAACAGTGGCTCTCTCTCGAAAGCATCGAAACCGAAGAGCATGCAAGCCAGGTCACCGACCAGATCGACGGCTTGCGCGGCCTCTGGAAGAAGGTCGATTCCGCCCGCAAGGATGCGAAGAAGCCGCACGACGACGCCGGCAAGGAGGTCCAGGCCGCCTTCACGCCCCTTCTGACCAAACTGCAAAAGGCAACCGACGCGCTCAAGCCGAAGCTGGCCGCCTACGCCAGCGAAAAGGCCCGCCGCGAAGCTGAGGCGAAGCGCAAGGCCGAAGAGGAAGCGCGCCGCCAGTCTGAGGAAGCCGAAAAGGCTCTCCGCGAAGCCGAGGCCAGCGGCGACATCGGCGCTCAGGTCGAGGCCGAAGAAGCCGCCAAGGCAGCAGAGAAGGCCCAGAAGGACGCGGCGCGCAAGGTCGATACTGGCGTGAAATCCGCCAGCGGTGCAGGCCGGACGATGTCGCTTCGCAAGGTCAAGGAAGTTGAGGTCACGAACATCAACGTGCTGTTCATGGCCCTGCGCGACGAACCCGAATTGCAGGAGACGCTGCATCGCATCGCGACCCGTCGCGTCCGTGCCGCGGGCTATGACGAAGGCGAACCGCTTCCGGGCATCAAGGTCACTGTCCGCGAGGTCATGGCCTGATGGCGCGCCCGCTCAAATATCTGGAAGGCGACGTGATCACCGATCCGCTGGACGCCGTGAAAGAGATTTTGGCGGGTCGATACATCATCGACGGCGGCAAGCGCCAGCACCCCGGCTGGATGGGTTCTCAGTCCGTCCACCTGATCACATCAGCTGTGAAGCGCGGTCATTTGCGCTTCGCAATCCCCAACCCCGAACACCCTGACAACAAGGAAACCCTATGACCAACCTCCCCACGAAAACCACCGTGTCCGGCCCGTCGATGCTGATGGACGCGCAAGGCTTCGACCAACTCTATCGCGTCGGCAAGATGCTGGCGTCCTCGATCCTGTTCCCCGAGCACCTGCGCAAGGGCACACCCGAACAGGCCGCAGCCAACGGCGCGCTGGTGATGAACATGGCGATGCGCCTCAACGAGGATCCCCTGACCGTCGCTCAGCAAATCTACTTCGTCGGCGGCAAGCCGGGGTGGAGCACGTCCTATCTCATCTCGAAGGCCAATCAGCATGGCGTGTTCGAGAACCCCATCGACTGGGAAATCAAGGGCAAGGGCGATGATCTGTCCGTCACCGCGCATGCGGTGCTGTCGTCGACCAAGAAAAAGGTTTCCTTCACCTGCGACATGGCGATGGCCAAGGCGGAAAACTGGGTGAAGAACCCGAAGTATCGCACCATGCCTGAGCTGATGCTGCGCTATCGCTCGGCGGCTGCGCTGATCCGCCTTTACTGCCCTGAGGTGATGGTCGGTGTGCCCGCGCAGATCGAGGTCGAACTCGGTGGCGAGATGCGCGACGTGACGCCGCGCGAATTCGCGCACGCTGAACCGGATGAGCGCGCTGCTGATGAGCCGCACGACGCCGAGATCGTCGAAGAGCAGGACGAGACTCAAGACGAAGTGCCGAAAGAGGCCGCGCAGGACGAGGCCAAGGCTGAACCCGAGGCGAAGCCCGCCGAAGAGAAGGCCGCTGCGAAGAACGCGCCCGACCCGGAGCAATTTCGCGGCCTGCTCGACATGATCAAGCGCGATCTGATGGACGCGCCCAGCGTCGACGATGTGGTCGAACTCTATGGCCCGCAGATCGAGCAGATGAAGACGGCCGCCCCTGCGCTCCACAAAGAGCTTCAGGATGAACTGGCGGCCTATCGCAACAAGGAAGGGGCGCAGTGATGCGCTCCAACCTGATCGAACTGGAAGCTCGCCTTGTCCACCAAACCGACAAGGCGTGGCTCCTCGACACGGGCGAGGAAGAGCCGACCTGGCTGCCCAAGTCCGCGTGCGAATTCGACGAGGACACCGGAATTCTGACGCTGCCCCGTCCTCTCGCGGAAGAGAAGGGGTTGGTCTGATGGCCGACCTTGATCTCTTCGGCGAACGCTCGCGGCCTGCGCGCAAAAGCCCTCAGGCAAAAGGGTATGCCGCGCGGCCCGGGTCTGGCCCGAAGGATCAAACCTGCGGAAGCTGTCGCCACTGCTTCCGCAAAACATACACCTCCAAGCCCGTCTTCAAGTGCCTCCTGATGCGCGACGACTGGGGGCAAACACGGCGCACGGACATCTTGTTTCGCGCGACCGCCTGCAAATTCTGGGAAGCAAAGAACGATGGATGTCATGACAGCCCCCATGATCATAGATAGTTTCGCCGGAGGCGGCGGGGCCAGCACCGGCATCGAAATGGCCCTTGGGTGCTCGCCGGATATCGCGATCAACCACAACGCCGCCGCGCTGGCACTCCACGCGGCCAACCACCCCGACACGCTGCATCTCGACAGCAATATCTGGGATGTCGATCCTCGTGAGGTGACGCAAGGGCGCCCGGTCGGCCTGCTCTGGGCCTCGCCGGATTGCAAACATTTTTCGAAGGCCAAGGGTGGCGCCGTGCGGGACCGGAACGACCGCGATCTGGCTTGGGTTGTGGTCAAATGGGCCGAGGACGTGAAGCCCGCCGTAATTTGCATGGAGAATGTCGAGGAGTTCGTGACCTGGGGGCCGGTCGGCGAAGACGGCCAGCCGATCAAGGAATTTGCCGGCATGACCTACGAGCTTTGGCTCAAGCGCCTCAAGGCAGCGGGCTACAAGGTCCAGAGCCGCGAGCTGCGGGCCTGCGACTATGGCGCCCCCACGATCCGTAAGCGGTGGTTTCTCGTGGCCAGACGAGATGGCCAGCCCATTGTCTGGCCCAAGCCTACCCATGGCGATCCCAACTCCGCTGCCGTGCGTAAAGGCAGGCTAAAGCCATGGCGCACCGCCGCAAAATGCATCGACTGGACGATTCCTTGCCCGTCGATCTTCGATACGTCCGAGGAGATCAAGGCCAAGCACGGGCTGCGGGCGATCCGTCCGCTGGCGCGCAATACCATGGCCCGGGTGGCGCGTGGCATGAAGCGATACGTGCTAGAGGCGGAGAGCCCTTTCCTGGTGTCGCTCAAGGGAACAGCGCGGCGCGACAGCTCCGCCCATGCGCCTCACCCTACGGTGCTGGCCGAAGGTGGGCATAGCGCCCTCGTCGTGCCCAGCATCACCCGTTTCAACGGCGGAGCCACCGGGCAGGATATGCGTGACCCGCTCGCGACGATCACGGCGAACAGCTGGATTAAGAAACCCGGTGGCGCAGCGCCCCTGGGGATGGTCACACCATACCTTGCCAGCATCGCCCACGGCGACAGCGGAGGGCGGCGGGAATACCCGTTGGTTGATCCGCTCGGCACGGTCACGGGGCGCGGGGTGCAACATGCAGTCGTGACGCCAATCCTCACCTATGCCCAGCATGGCGGCGCCAATCGCGCACCCGATGCGCCGATGCACACGATCTGCGCCAGCAAGAAGGATCAGAACAGTCTGATCGCGGCCAGCATGATCCATGTCGGCAACGGCGAGCGGCCCGGCCAAGCCCCGCGCGTGCTCGACATCAGCGCGCCGCTCAACACGGTGGTCGCGGGCGGAGTGAAGCAATATCCGGTCGCCGCCTTCCTCGCCCAGCAGAACGGCGGGCCTCGCATGGGCGCCCATGCCGGGCACGATATCGGAAATCCGATATCGACCATCGCGGCAAGCGGCAGCCATCAGACGCCAGTGGCAGCCTTCTTCGCCAAATACTACGGCACCGGCGACGGGGCGACGACAAGCGCGCCCATGCATACCGTCACCGTGAAGGACCGCTTTGCCCACACCCAAGTCGAGCTGGCTCCGCCGCCCTTCGCGCCGGAACACGAGGAGCGCGCGCGCCAGGTCGCGGTCTTCCTGCGCGAGCATGACGCATGGGATGGTGGCGAGTTAGTCACGCTGGAAATCGAGGGCGACACATTCGTCGTCATCGACATCGGCCTGCGGATGCTCACCCCGCGCGAGTTGTTCCGGGCTCAGGGGTTCCCCGACGACTATGTGATCGAGGGCGTCTGGGAGATCGGATCGGGCTGGGAAAATCTCGGCCACAATGGCGGGCCAAGGTTCGTTCCGTTCTCGAAGAACGTGCAGATATCGTGCTGTGGGAATTCCGTCTGCCCGGACATCGCGGCCGCCATCGTGGGCGCCAACTGCTCCCACCTTATCGAGAAAAGGAGCGCCGCATGATCACGCCCGAGCAAATCGTCACCGATCTTCGCGGAAAAACTTTTCCTGTGGCCACCGAGGACCGGCTGCAATTCGAGATCGCAGCGCATCTGACGAAGGCAGGCGTTCCGTTCGAGCGGGAGAAGCGCCTCGATGGAGCTTCCCGCATCGACTTCGTTTGTGACGGGATCGGCATCGAGGTGAAGACCCGACACCCGCGGCGCCAGACGTTCCGCCAGCTGGAACGCTACGCCAAGCACCCTGACATCAAGGCCCTGATCCTTGTCACCGGAACCTTCATGGGGCTGCCGGAAGAGATCAATGGTGTTCCGATTTACATGGTCAGCCTCGGGAGGGCCGCACTGTGAACCAGCATGTGACCATTGCCGGAAACGGGAAGCTGGCCTTCAGCGAGCAATTCTGCAACTGGTATGTCTTCGACCTCAAGCCGCATGTCAGCATGGCGTTCAAGCGGCTGTTCCCGAAGGTGTCGATCACCGAGACGCGCTTCACCCTCAAGGACACCGACGCCACGCGCGCCGATCTGCAATGGTTCCTCCAGCGCTATCCACTTGATACCGAAGAACATGGGCGGTTGCGTGAAGGCGCGGAGCGACTGGCACGAAAGGCGGCTGAGCGCGAGCGCATCCTTCTGCCATCTTGGCAGCCGGGGGCCGTGCCGGGGTTTCGCGAGAACCGCCAACCCTACCTCTACCAGACTCAAGCCGCGCAGATCACGCTGAACAATCCCAACCTGCTGCTGGGGGATGATGTCGGCCTCGGCAAGACAATCTCGGCGCTGGCCACGATCACCATGGGTGCGCCGCTTCCGGCCGCTCTGGTGGTGCAGCCGCATCTTGCGCAGCAATGGGCGGATCGGATCGAGGAATTCACCACGCTGCGCGCTCACATCATCAAGGGCACCCAGCCCTATGATCTGCCCGTCGCTGACATCTACATCTTCCGCTATTCGAACGTCTTCGGGTGGGTCGATATCTTCGACACGGGCATGTTCCGGACCTTCATCACCGATGAAATCCAAGAGCTGCGTAAAGGCGAATACACGAACAAAGGGCGTGCCTCCTCGATCCTGAAGGCGCACGCTGACGTGAGCCTCGGTCTGACGGCCACGCCGATCTACAACTATGGCGACGAGATGTTCGCGGTCATGGGCTTTGTTGAACCCGGACTGCTTGGCGGCCGCGATGAATTCCTGCGTGAATGGTGCATGGCGAGCGGGTCCAACTGGATCGTCAAAAACCCTGACGGGCTGGGCAGCTTCCTGCACGAATCCGGCTATTACCTCGTGCGCGACGAGAACGACATCAACGTCGCCGCCTCCATGCCGCCCTTGAACCTCGTGCAATTCGAGGTGGGCTGGGACGACAACGCTGTCCAGGACGTGAACGAGATCGCCCGCGTACTGGCGCAGAAGGTGGTGACTGGCCACTTTGTCGAGCGTGGGCAAGCGGCGCGCGAGCTGGACGCCTTCATGCGGTTGCAAACGGGCGTGGCCAAGGCTCGCTCCGTCGCGGCCTATGTCGATCTGCTCTTGCAGGACAGTGAGCGGGTTCTCTTGGCCGGGTGGCACCGAGATGTTTATGACATCTGGCGCGCTCACCTCGCGAGGCATAGTCCGGTCCTCTACACCGGCACGGAGTCGCCCGCCAAGAAGCGCCGCAACGTCGAGGCGTTCACCAAGGGCGACAGCCGCGTGATGATGATCAGCCTACGCTCCGGTTCTGGTCTTGACGGCCTTCAGGAGTATTGCAGCGACGTGGTTGTCGGTGAGCTCGACTGGTCGCCGCAGGTTCTCAAGCAACTCTATGGTCGTCTCCGCCGGCCGGGGCAGCGTGGTCAGGTGACTGCGCATGTCCTGCACACCGCCGGCGGGTCCGACCCAATCATGCTCGACGTGCTGGGTCTCAAAGGAGACCAGTCACGCGGGATCATCCGCCCAGGCGAAGAGGCAGAAGAGCGCGAACGTGACGACACGCGCATCCAGCGTCTTGCCGAAGCCATTCTCAAAGGAGGTCGCAATGCCTGACGGAACCCAGCCCGTCTTCATCCGCGTCTCGCGCTGCCAAGAGGTGATCGGGATCCACCGATCCACGATTTACCGATGGGCGAAGCAAGGCCTGATCACGATCCACAAGCGCGGGCGTATCTCGCTCATCCGCCTCGCCGACATTGACGAGCTCATGTCGGAGGGCGCGAAGTGACGCTGCACGAAGCTCTGAAGGCGCTGAATAAAGCCGCCTATGACGCGATCCGCGCCGGACGTGACACCACCATGCACCCCGACCTTGATCGCCAATCCCTGCGCGAGATCGCATGGGCCACCGACAAGCTGGTCGATGACAACGCGCCAGCGGTGGAGGTCGAACGGTGAACCTGTTCAAGAAGTACAATGTCCCGAAAAAGGAGCGTCTTCGCCTCCTCGCAGCTGAACGCAAGCGCAGAGAAAGCGGCAACTGGGGCGAATGGGAAGAGATGCACTTTCCGCCCGGGAGCGTTGGCTCCGTCGGCTGGGCTGGTTCGATCACGACAGCGCATCGAAACCGGGTCTTCTGTGTGCTCGACCGGATGGACTTCTCGGGCGCCAGACACCTCGCGGTTTCGTCGCTCTCTGAAATTCGGCCGACCTGGCGAGAAATGCAGCGGATCAAGGACGAGATCGCAGGGCCGGACGCGACCGCTATCGAGGTCTATCCGCCGCACGCTGAAATCGTGGACCAAGCAGACATGTTTCATATCTGGGTCGTGCCTGGGCCACTGCCGTTTTCGCTGTTTGATCGCGCATGAGATGGGTTGGGCGGTCCCTCAACCGCCAAATGGGTACAGTCCTGCGACCGAGGCCCTCCACCGAAGAGAGTAGGTGCGGATTCTCGCAGGCGTCGTGGCAGAGTGAAGCGCATGGCATAGCGCGGATAGATGCCTTGGGGCGACGTGATCGGTCAGTAGGCGGGCAGGCCAAGAACCAGCCGAATACCGACCCCGACTCTTCAACAATGGAGGCTGAAATGCAGCTCAATCTAAATGAAAAATCCCGCGCCACATTCGAGATGATTTTGCAGAAAGGGCGCGATAGTTGGCCTGGCGACGAAGGTGAAAGACGTGCCGATCGGCTTGAAGCGGTTCTTCGTCGTGTGCTGCCAGAATACGCCAACGCACTCGATCTTTCGCAGGATGCCGTACTGGCTGCGCTAGAGGGTCGAAGGGACTATTCTGCGATAAATTTTTATCAGGACGCCCGTCTGCCATCTCTTCGGGACGTACATGTTCACGAAACCATGGCTGAATTCAAGGCTCTCATCCCGAGCGGGACGTTTCGCTGTCCGGCCTGCGAAGGAGTTTCGACTGATCCTTATGAGTGCAATAGTGGCGTCGAGCGCGACGGCAGTGTCTGCAACTGGAAGGCGTTCGGCCTCTTCGGCACCCTAGGTAAGGGATACCGCACGTTGGTGAAGGAGACCTTCCTCGATCATCCCACTGTGCATGAGATTTTCATGCCAATCGACTTGGAGGAAGATGAGCCGTCAAAAGAGGGAGAACCCGCATGACAACGACACGCGAGGCGCACGCCGTCCAATTCACCGAAGATAGCAACGGCGAAGCGTTGTTCTGCCAGATCGGGAAAAAATGGTACGAGGAAGACCTGCTCAACCCAGGCAGCGTCGGTTCCGCCGGAGCAGTGACCAGAATCACCGTGACGGACGATCTGCCCGGGCCGCATTGCTGGCTGGAGCGCGTCCGAGTCTTCGTCGGCGAGAAGCTGGTTTTGGAAGCTCCGTTCCATCAGGTCGAGTGCGTTCAGTATCACACCAAGCAAAATGCGCTTGTGGGACCAGATGGGGGACCGTGAAATCGTGGAAACAAAAAAGCGCTCAAGAACAATACCCTAAGCGCTTTTTATGGTGCCCAGAAGATGCACCGCCCCCATGTCTCACACTGTTGCATGCTGCCACAAGGCCCTTCTATAGTCTCAATGGCTTAGCGGCTCTTTTGTCGCATGATGCATCATTAGATTCCATACCATCGCGGCTCTTTCTGGGGGACCAGCTGTGGGACTGGCTGGGGGACCGATTTGAGAAACAAGCTGACTGCCATTCAAGTGAAGAACGCCGGGGACGGCAAATTCTATGACGGGGGAGGCCTGATCCTCGTCCGAAAGGGTGGCGTCGGCAAGTGGGTCTATCGGTTCTCTCACCTAGGCCGGCGCCGAGATATGGGGTTGGGCCCGCAGATCGACATGACATTAGCTGAGGCGCGGAAGCAGCGCGACCAATGGGCTGCCGTGCTCGCCCGTGGCGATGATCCGATCTCGGTCAGGGATGCTGAGAAGGAAAACGAGCGCGAGGCGTTGAACCGGATCGACCCGACCTTCGAAGAAATGGTCGAGACAGTTTTTGAGGCGAAGAAGGCTACGCTGCGCGGCGATGGAACCCGCGGGCGCTGGTTGAGCCCGCTCAAGCTCTACGTCATTCCGAAGATCGGCAAGAAGCGCATGTCCCAGCTGCACCAGGCCGACATCAAGTCGGCCCTCTCTGGGATCTGGGTGAAGAAGCACCCGACCGCGATCAAGGCCTATCGGCGCACCAAGATTGTCTTCGAACAAGCCCGCCTGATGGGCGTCGATTGCGACCCGTTCACCGTCGAGGCTGCCAAGCACATGCTGGGGGAGGTCAATCACAAGGTTCAGCACCACCGTGAAACGCCGTGGCAGGAAATCCCGGCGCTCTATGAACGCCTGACCGACCATGGATCATCTCACCTTTGCTTGCGGTGGTGCATCCTCACCCTGGTCCGCAGCTATGGGTGCAGGGCGGCCAGGTTCGACGAGATCGAGGACGGCATCTGGACCGTGCCGGCTGAGCGCATCAAGGGCCGAGAAGGGCACGTCGATGATTTCCGCGTCCCTCTGAGCGGCGCGGCCCAAGAGGTCATGAGTTTGGCCGCTGAATCGTCCGAAGAATATCTGTTCCCAGGCTTCCGCAAAGGGCACGTCTCCGACCAGGCCTTGACCAAGATGCTGCGTCGCATGGGTGAGACTGGTACGGTTCACGGGTTCCGCACGAGCTTCCGGACTTGGGTTCAGGACACCGATGCGTGCGGATTCGAGGTCGCCGAAACCGTCCTTGGGCACTCCATCGGCGGAAAGGTCGAGCGCAGCTATGCGCGCTCTGACCTGTTGGACCGTAGGAGAATTGTCATGGAGAAGTGGGCAGCGTTCGTGACGAAGAAACCGGCAGACGTAGTCAAGCTCAACGCCGGCTGAGCGCTTCAAGGAGCTGACGGTGATTTTCGCGCATCTCCTCGCGCAGGTCACGGACGTTCCCATCCAGGCGCTGGATGTGTCCGTCGAGGTCATCGCGGCGCACATACTTCTCTTTCACATCGTCGATGCGCTTGTGAATGTCGCGGTTTCCCGTTGAGATTCGACCCGCCAGATTGCGGAATGCCGCGATCATCGTCGTCAGGAATGTGGTTGCCATGGCGATCGCGATCCCAATCACCCACTTCAAGTCCGCGTCCATGCCTTACCTTCCCAGCGCCTTCAGGGCCCCAACCCCTGTCCCTACATAGAACAGCCAGGCGATCATGCGCCCAGCCCACTCATCGAGCGGCGCAGGATAGGCCGCGATAATCCAGTCCTGCGGAAAGGCGCAACGCGAGCACCAGAGCAGGTTGTATGCCGTATTGGCCGCGAAATAGACAAAGAGCACCGCCACAAATGCGCCGGTCATCCACCAAAACGCCTTGTGCTGCATCTTGGCCTTGTTCAGATCGGCCATGATCTGGGCTTCCTTCACCGCCTCTCGCGCGAGCTCGATAGTGGTCTGGTGGCGCAGGCGCTCGCGATCATTTTCGATCTCCGCGCGGCGCTCCATGTGGTCAATCGCCTTGTCGACGACACCACCGAACCCGAGCTTGAGCAGAAAGGCGATAAAGCCACCCATCAGAACAGCCCTCGAAGCACACGGCGCGCCTTGCTCAGCCAATACCAGAGCAGGGCACCGAGCCCGAGCATGGCGCCCGTCAGCATTTCCACGACTGCCGGATTGGTGAATTCGTTGGCCACCTCCTGGGGGAGCCAGCCGCCAGCAACAAGCCGGCCCGCGATCATGTAAAGCGCGATCCGGACGAATACGATCAGCTCATCCATTTGCCATCTCCTCCGCTTTCGCGCGGTATGCGGTCGCACGGCGTTTGTGCTGGGCGGCACGAGTCACCAAAAGAACCGCGATCACCAGAGCCGCGGCGAGAACGCCGTAGAAGACCAGATCGGGCACATCAGCGAAGGACGTTGCCCCTCCACCTGCCACCCACGCCAGCGGCCTCGCCAGTGCGTTGCTTGGC